CGAAAGTTTTCATTAGCCAGGCAACAACTGCCAGACAGAAAGCAAATACGCCCACGACAACCAGTTCAACGCCGCTTGTTTCGTTATTTCTACTCATCCTTTTGATCCTTTTTCACTGTTCAAAATTCACACAATAAAGAACGTGCAGTGTTGGTAATACTGCACGTTTGTCTCATTCCTGAGACTCAGCCTTTCTTCTTCCCGAAAAGCTCATCCCATTTTCTTGATGTTGTTGCTGTTTGCAGGGCATTCGAAACCCTTCCCAAACAAAGGATGTCCTCATCATCAAGGGTGCGAAGGTTATAGATGATGAAGTGAGCCGCCTGAGCCGCATCTTTACTTCTTGTCTCAAAGAAGCGCTTGCTGGAATCGTAGATATCGCTGCTACTGGAGCCAAAAATCAGTTCAAAGATGTCCGTTTGAGTGATTTCAGCAATTTTTTCCAGCTCACTGATTTTCGCATCCCTCTGCGCGTTTGCGATCCGTTTCAGTGTGCCTATGTTGATGCCAGACAGTTCTTCCATCCTTTCGTACGTGAACTTGCCTAGGATCGCTTTTTTTATCCTTTCAGCCCGCTGTAAGTCTATGTCTTCTGCCATTTCTTCCGGGTAGCCATTGCTATTGAGGTTGTTGCTCATTCTATCTCCTACTTTTTTGACTCATTTCAAAAGAACAAATATGTCACTTATCCAGTACAAAATCACTTGAGAGGTAAGTTCTTGGGTGGTACATTTGTGTGACTGAGCTGGTACTAATAAGCTATTGACAGGCTTTATAGTCACAAAACTGTTCTCTGAGGCGATACATGATCGACTGGTTTACCGGGATCCTACCTTGCACACACCGACCGTTACCGGCTGGTAGTGTCGTCAGCGTTGATGCTGACGGTGCTGTGGAGTGGGAAACAGTAAAACGGTTGACCGTTCGCGGTTCTTATGAATCCACAATGAAAGTAAGATCTGTTGGATCTGATGGCGAAGGTCGGGCAACACATCTTTATATTGATGGCAATCCATCAAAGTTTTTGCAAGGTCACTCCGTTATCGGTTCGGATGATTTGCAAGGGTTGGTATTAACAGCCTACGCCAGAATATTGGCATTACTGCATATTCCTCACGATCTTCCATCCTATCGGCAGGTAATGGCAGGGCAGTTTAAGATCTCGCGCATCGATATTAACTACATGTATTCATTGTCAACATTAGAAAATGTCCGAGCATGGCTATATGCCGCAGAATTTAAAGCGAAAACTCGCCACGGTCGCGCCTGTGGTAAAGGTGGTACTGTTTACTTAGGGAAAAACTCCCGTCGTTGGAGCCTGAAATTTTATTCAAAATATGATGAACATACATCTGGTAAAAAAGGACACCAGATGGCAGACGAATTCGTTAAAGCTGGTTTACTGGACTGGTCAAAAGATAAATTACGCATTGAGTTAACGCTAAGAACAACTGAATTAATTGACTTAAATCTTACTCTTGGTCAAAGCTGGAGTATCGAGACGCCTAACAAATTATTCTCTGACTATGTAGGGAGAATAGAAATGAATCAAAATACAATATTAACTGATGAAAAAATAATTAATCTCCCTAGAAAAATACAGTCTACATATTTGTTATGGAAGCAGGGTGCAAACATGAAAGAAATGTTGCCGAAACCTACATTTTACCGTCATCGAAAGGAGCTAATCCCTTTCGGGATAGACATTAATTTTTATTGTGAATCCCCTGATTCTAATAACGTTGTTCCGTTGGTACGGACCCTTGAGGCCAAACCAGCCAATATCCCATCATGGGTTTATGAAAAAGGTTTGATTTTTGATTACAACCGTATTTCACATGCCGCAAACTGGCAATAAAGAGGAGTGATATGTCTAATTATGGTCTTTTCGTAAAAGGTAAAATGCTTGGTGCTCGCCAGCGTAATAAGCTTAATGGTCAAGGATACTACAATGAAATTGGTATTGGATTGGAAATACCTGATGGATTTGGCGGTACTAAACAAGACCAGATCATTATTCGTGTATCACAAGCACTCGTGAATTCTGGTGTAATGAATCAGGCTAATAGTTTCATTGGCAAACTGGTCCAGATCCCCGTATATGTCCGTGTCTGGTCAATGGAGGGCAGGGAAGGCGTAACTTATAACATTTCATCAGACGGCGGAATTACTGAAATTAAAGGTTAAATGTTTTTTGCTCTCCTTTTTATTAATCAACTATTTCAGGGCCTGTTATGGATTCTGAATTTATTCATGTCGTTATTGGTCTTGGCCTTGTTATTTGTTTTGGCCTTGGAGCAATAACGGCTGGAGTGTTCCGCTGATGGATTACGTTTCTTACTTCATCGGAGCCTATGTGTTGGGTTACTGCCTATTTTCAGGCATCGCCTATTTCAAAAACCTGTCATCAAAAATTATTTAAGGAGTATATTATGCTGCGTTTTTCAATCTCTTCTGTACAAGCTAAAGTCGTTACTGCTGCCTTTTTGCTGGCTACTTCTGCGGGAGCTATGGCAGCTGACGGTGCAACTACCGACTACGCCACTGATGCTTTTGCCACCCTTAAAACAACTGCAACTGACATGATCGAACAAGCATGGCCTATTCTAGCGGCTATTGTCGTTGCCGGCGTAGCAATGCGCCTTTTCAAGAAGTTTGCATCTAAAGCCTCTTGATTTTTCTTTTTTCATCATTGGGCGCTATTGCGCCCTTTTTTTGATCCTGCGGGGCACAATGAAATACTTCTATCCTGTCGTTGCCGCCTTAATTCTTACCGTTCCCTCTGCTTATGCAGCTGACTGGGTTTCTATCTATTCAGGAACAGGCACCGGTTCAGCAACCGCTGATTACGCAACGGAAGTTGTTGACGGTAAGAATACCATTTATTACCAGGTCTCTGACTCGTCACTCCAGAACGCCTGTCTTGAAGCCCGTGCATCCGGCAAAAGCACTTATGATTCTGTACTTCCAAGCTTTAAACCTATCTATCCCGATGATGAATGGCAGATGACGCAGGGCAACGACGTCATTACTGGCAACCTCGGTAAATCAGCCAAAATGTACAGCGCAACCTGTACCGTTTCTTTCAGCATTGAACACCGAGCTGTCACCAAAGACCCTGCTCCTGAAGAACAAACCCCGGAACAAATCTGTAAAGCTAAGCCCACGATTGATAACGTCTTTAACAACGTTTCTGAAGGGTATATCTACTATCAGGGTTGCGAATATGAGGCCACTGGCGTCATTGTCTGCCAGAACGACAAAACTATTTGTGCTGCAACATGGAAGCCAACGGGCACCGTAGCTGATGAATCAGATACCGAATCGACTCCGCAACAGGATTCAGGTGGCACCGGTTCAGGCAATGGTTCTGACTCCGGTAATACTGGCGAGGGCGGTTCGACAGGTGGTTCCTCCGGAGGATCCGGCACCACAATTTCTAAGTCCGACATGACCGCTGCCGTTAACGACGGCGTTCGTTCAGCAGCTCCCGTTGTGGCTGATTCCGTCAGGGACAGCCTGACCGAAAACGACACTTCCGCAGATGACAAGGCCAGCGCCGACGCAACGACACAAACTAACATTTCCCGCCTTGAAGACAACCTGAACAACGCAGCCCGCGGCGCAGGTCGCTTCGCCGATCCTGATGGCGGCGGTAAGGGATTTGGCGATGGTGCGTCCGAAATGGACGACGCAGCTGCTGTTGCAGACAGCCAGCTTGGTATTTCGAAAGATGGTCACGGTGCCTCATGGGAGAGTTTCCTTAACGAGGGTGCGTTACGTCCGTTTATCCCGACAGGTCACGGCTGTTCTCCGTTTGTCATGTTTCCCGGTTCTGTTTACCAGATGCAGATTGACTGCGACAAGCTGACCGACATCAAGTCCGTGCTCTCCTGGGTGATTTATTGCCTCACTTTCTGGTACGCCTTCACTGAAATCACAACGTTGTTACGGGGGAAAAAATAATGCCTGCTTTACTTGGTATTCCTGCGCTCTTTCGCTTCCTTATTGGCCTCGTTCCGCTCGGTATTGGTTACTTTTCCAGTTTCCTTGCACGTCTTGCAACGCGTACAGGCCTCCTTGCTGTGGCGCTTATCGGCGCACTGATAACGTTCATTTCCATGGTTGTTCAGTGGATCGGGGAGGTTGCTTATTCTTATGTTCCGGCTGACTACAGCAACTTCCTTTCCTCCGTTCTGCCGGATGATACGACGCACTGTATCACCGTGATCATGTCCGTGAAAATCGCCGTCCTGACCTTTGACCTTAAAGACCGTTTTATCTCCATGTCGGATAAGGTGATCTGATGGCCGTTCATGTTGTTACCGGCAAACTTGGTTCAGGTAAAACGCTCGTCAGCGTCAGTCGTATTCAGGATTATCTTGCAAGAGGCCGTATTGTTGCGACGAACCTGAACCTCAAGCTCCATCATATGCCCCGCGTCGGACGCTTCGCGCGTAAAACGCATGTTATCCGCATTCCGGACAAGCCGACGCTAGAAGACTTTCAAGCTATCGGACGCGGAACGACGTCTTATAACGAGGCGGATAACGGACTTCTTGTGCTCGATGAATGCGGAACCTGGTTCAACTCGCGTAATTGGGCCGACAAATC